CTGATCACTGGATTCACTGCTGACTATGTAGTAACAAAGGCAAAGAAAGAATCTGCCGAATAAGCAGACATATGGGTTTAAAAGGTGTTTTTTACACCCCCTTTTACCCTTTTTACAATATCTTTATAAATGAAGAGGAATTATAAAAGATGATGGATAAGCTATTCTTTAGAACGTTAGTTACAAAGAACTTAGTAGCTAATAGTAAATCAGATGATGACAGATTCTTTGAGGGATTACTAACAGTTGAGATGAAAGATAAACAGGGTGAGATTACAATAGTTGATGAATTATACAAAGTATTACCAGTTTGGATGGATAGGGGAGCACCTATCACAGACACACACTCTAATAGAGTTGTTGGTAAAGGTATAAACTATTCAAAGACAGAAACACAGGATGCAGAAGGAAATGTATACCCGGCCATTAAAATAACAGGTAAAATACATAAGGATTATGAGTTAGATGATGATATTTGGAGCAAGATTAAATCAGGTGAGTACAAAGGATTAAGTTTTGGTGGTGCAACAAAAGCAGACAGAGAGCCAGTCAAAATGAAAGATGGATCAATAGCATATGCTTTAACAGATTTAGAGCATTATGAGGTAGCAGTTTGTGAGGATCCAGCAGTTCCATTGGCATTAATTACTACAACCACACCATTAGGTAAGGCCATGGTACCACATGAGGATTTAGGTAATGGTAAAATGAAGATAAAATGTGATAAATTTGGGTGTTATGTAGAAAAAGATAGTGATTTTTCTAATACACAGGGAGATCATCATACAATGTATAACCAAGATGTTGATGAGGATACAAGTTCTGGAAGAAAAATGAGTACAGATACAAGCCCTGAAATAGCAGATTCATCAGAGGGTACTACTGATGCAGGTTGGCAAGGCATAGACCACCCACAACCAAAGACAAAAGAAGGAGAAACTAACCAAAGATATGCAGGAGTTAGGGGGTTAGGAGGCTATAATACATCCCAACAGGGCAGTGAACCAACCACACAGATAACAGAAGTACCAAAAAAGAAAGAAATATATATAAAGGACTCAGATTCAAATAAAGATAATAACATGGCAGACAACGATACAAAACTTGAAGAAGAAAAGAAACAGGTCGAAGCTACTGTAAAAGAAGCTGAAGACCACAAAGAAGAAGAAAAAACAAAACAGGCTGAAGACAAAAAAGAAGAAGAAGAAAAAGCAAAAGCTTTTGAAACTTCTATCAAAACTGGCTTAGATGGTTTATCTGAGCAATTGAAGGCAGTCGCAGAATCAATCAAAGGCATCGACTCCAGAGTTAAAGCTCTAGAGACCCCAACTGACCTACCGGCAGCACCAGCAGGTTCACAGGGTGGAGATGATGTTGGAGCAGATATTACTGTACCAGCACAACCATACCCGCAAGGTGATCAAGCAGGTTTAGATGACGATAGGGCAAATGAGAATGCCCCAGCAGGTGATTCAGCACCATCAATGCAAGAGAAACCACTTCACAAAAGTGAAAAACTAGTTTCAAAGTCACAGCACACATTCACTACAGAAACCCCAAGACCTAATGCAGCATTAGAAAAAATTGGAGAAAGTCAACAAGACTATAGCCCAATTTTGAAAGATGCAAGAACAGAAGGCTTTGAAGGACTTAGTAATGTAGCAAGAAATATTCTGAAAGGAAAGTACTATACACCAACACCAGAAGAGGTAGCAGGTTTCTAAAATGGTTCAAATAAAGACTATTGACGAACTTGAGGCACTCTACTATGGTTACAACAGAAACTTACTAAGAAAAGCAGATGCACCAGCAACTACATCCACAGCAGGCGTTTTCAACGCAATCTATGGAGCATATGCATGGGCTCAACTTAACTTAGAAGCAAACGCATTTGGTATTTTACCAAAGTATCCATGGGATAAATCTGGATGGAGGGTTATTACTGCAAAACCAACTCTTAACACCAACAGTGGAAACACTGCATTAGGTGGTACAGCAGAAGGTGGAACTATTGCTGAAACCGTGAAACCAACACTACAAGAAATTGACGTCCGACCAAAGACAGCACAACTACCATTTAGTGCTTCAGAGGTTATGGAATGGTTGGCAACACACAGCAAAGACGACATTTGGGGTGGACTTGGTTCACTACGATTGTATATGGCAGTACAGCACAAAGAATTCCTTAACAGACAACTACTTGCAGATGTAGAAGGTACAGTAACAGGATCTGGTACATACGCTGGAACTAATGACTTTGAGTCATTAGACAGAATTGTTTCATCTAACGCAGAAGAAACTGCATTGGGTGCATCAACAACTGGCTACTATGATCCATGGGCAGCAAATGCCACTATCGACAGAGATAGTTCATCAACCTTTGACAGCACTGTTGAGTCAGCTTCTGGAACAATCGGAACCAACGGAGTCTTAACTGACGACACTCTAAGATCTTTCTTACGAAAGATAAGAATTGCAGCCGGTAAAGATCCAAACGTATTCCTAGGTTCTCACGAAGTATACTCTGAAATACAAGGTCTATACATGCCATCTGTTCGTATTCCAAACCCATACGGTGAGGCACTCGTACAGGTAGATGTAAACGGTATCCAAACATTCAAAGGTACTGGAGTAGGAATTCACGTAGATTCAATTTACGGAATACCATTCATACCATCAAAGGATGCACCTAGCGACTCTGGAGACTCTTCAGAAATCGGTAGACTCTTCGCATTTGATACATCAGATGCAGAAGGATATGGTTACCCAAGGATCGGAATTCAAATCGCAATTCCAACAGAGTACTACGAAGCAACAAGACGTTCACCAGGATATCCATTCGTAAACAATGCATTTGTTGAGAAAGGTGTATTCAGGACTATGGGCGAAACTGTTTGTAGACACTTTAAATCTCAAGGTAAGATCAGAGATATAAAACTCTAGAATAAAATTGATAGCCCTCTGGGCATTTTATTTTTTAATCTTTATATTAACGTAAGTTATAGAGTATATAGTGAGAGTCAGAGCCTTACACATTCTTGGGCGTTGGAGATATAAACAACGTTAATCTATTTCCCCCTAGTGAAAACTGGGGGGTTATCTTTATTAATAAGCCATATAAAAGTATAATATGGCATTAACAATCAGTTCATCAGATTGGACAAACGCTAACGTGAGAAAAACTCTCTCATGGCAAGCAGCTTTGGTATCAAAGTTGCGAGTATATGCTGTCAAAGTTACCTTCGGTGGCTCTGACAACTATGCAACCAACGGAGTGTCTGCTGACCTCAAAGAGGGCAGAATATCTACACTCGTTGCAGTGATTCCTACATTCACGGATTCATTACACAAGGTAGAATATGACAAAACCAACGAAAAGATCAAGTGTTATACAGTTGGTGGCTCGGCTGGAGCAGCATTCGCAGAATTAGCAAACGCCTCAAATCTTACAAATAGTAAGGTATTTGAGTTCCTAGTCATAGGCTACTAGAGTCCAAAAAGCCATCTTTTTTTTCTTTTTATTGAGAAAGTTTATATATATTGACATAATTAAAAAGGTATATGGTGGAGCTAAATCATAATGCAGTTACAATTAATGCAGACACTTTAATTAAAGGTGGGCATGGTGTTGTGGTATCAGTCCATGTTTCAAAACCAGGTTCATCTGGTGCAAAAGTAATATTAAAGAATGGAACAACTGGAAGTGGAACAGCAGAGTTTACAGTTTTTGGTGAGGCAATTCAGAATATTCAAGCAATTCATAGAAGATTTGAGGCAGGAATATATGCAGATGTAACAGGTTCTGCTGAATATGTCATAGTTTTTAAGTAAACTTAAATATTAACACAGTTTATATTAATTATGGTAACTACGTATTGTACAACAGGCGATGTGGCAGACTTCCTAAGAATACCAATAACTGCAACAACATCACCAAATAAAGCACAGGTTGAAAAAATTATCAATAGGAAGGAAGATGAGTTAGATCGAAGGATGGGTCATGCATGGAGATCAAAGACAAAAACAAGAGAATTACATGATTTACCACTACTTTATACTTTTGGTTGGGGTACACCAATATTTTTACAACATAGAAACATATATGATTTTGATGCAGATCAGGGAGATAAAATAGAAATTTGGCAGGGGGCTTCTGATAATTGGGAAAACATATTAGGAAATTCTTCATGGTATAATGCTAATTATGAAAGAGGTATTGTACATTTAAGAGGATTTATATTTTCAATTTTAAGAAAGAACAGAGTTAGAATAACATATAGATATGGTGGAGAAGGATACGCAGGAGATTCAACAATTCCTGGTGATATTGAAGATTGTATTGTTAAAATGACTGCTATCGAACTTGTTAATACAAGTCTTAGAATGGATAGATTACCTATGGGTGGTACTGGAATAGATCTACAGGCCGTAAAAGCAAGATGGATGGACGATATTGAAAAATGTATTGAAAATCGTAGAGAAATATTTGTGGTACCATAGATGGTTAGAGAAGTTTTAGCATCTAATATTAAAGGAATGATTGCAATGCAGACCAGAGCATTAGTGAAGTTTAACAAAGGTAAAAGAGTACATGTTACAATGGATCAATTAGTAGATAAAATATCAGAGTATTATGCAGTGAATGGATTAAAGGCAACAAAAGAGTGGATGAGAAAAAATGATTTCACAGAAACACAAATTAATAAAATGGTTGTGTATGATCCTGATAGAAAATCAATATACATAAGAGGAAGTGTTCAAGACATAATGGATTATGAGTTTTATGGTGTTCCACAAGGAACGTTTCCAAATGCAAGACGGCTTAGAAAGTGGGTAATGTATAGAGTTATAAGAAGAGATCCAGAATTACAGAGGGAATACTCTCAATTAAGTAGAAAGGGTAAAAAAAACATGGTTGATGATTTGACATATAAATTCGGATTTAGTATTATGGAGCATGGATTAAAAAGATATTCAACAACAGACCCCAATGATGTTTTAACGCCTGAACAGGAAGCAAGATATGGAAAGAATAAAGCAATAGTAGTGAGATGGTCTTCATCAAATCAAAGAGGTTATAGAAAGGTAGTTATACCTAAATATAGGAAGATGTCAGATAAGGTGTGATAGTATGGCCATAGCAACTTATGATGTAATTGACGATGTAATTTCAATGTTAAAGGAGAAATGGAATACATCATCAGGAGGAGTAATACCAAGAATGGAAAAGGTTTGGGATGAAAAGACAATAGGATTCGGTGACATGGGTGTTAAGAAGGGAATAATATTAATAGAGCCAACAAATGAGAGTATAACATATTTTAGTCTTGGTGGAACAGATCACCTTCATGGAGTTGATCTTACATTAGATATCAGATCATATCAAACTATAGACAGGCATGATGAATTAGTGAAAGAGGTTGTAAGAATTATAAAGGATCAAATAACAAGGACAGGTTCAGTTGATTTGAGAATAGTAGGAACTGAGCCATTAAGCAGATTATACAGAAACATGTTCCGTCATATGGTAAGAATAACATATAGGAAACTTAACCCATGATGAGCAATCTTTATAAGCAATATAATACAAAACAAAGTGAGAATAATGGTTAGAACAGGTGCAAGCTCATATATCAGATACGATTGGGAAGATACATTCGGTACTGCTGCTTTTAACGATAGTACAGATAAGGCATTTGGACTTAACACAAGATTAACAAACTGGAATTTAAACACATCACCAAAAGACTTACCACAATTAGGACAAACAGAAATTAGTAACTATGCTTATGGACAACAGAATGGTACATTAGGTGTTGACTTTACATTATCAAACCCTTGGATTTTTTCAGCATTATTAGGACAGCCAACAAAAACAGGTAGTTCAGCACCATATACATACACATGGGGAACAGCAAACTCAGTGTCAGGAGCAAACACTGTTGATACATTTTCTACCGAGGTAGGATTCCAATATGGTTCCGGAGGTAGTGACAAGATTGTAAGACAGGCAAAGGGATGCATATTAAACTCTTTAGCAATAGGTACAACTATAGATGGAACTGTTGATTGTTCGGCCGATATAGCATATGGAAAGGAAGCAGATGATACCACAACATATCATGCAAGTCCTCCAGTAGACGATTTACAATTCCCATATACATTTGCTCATGGATCATTAAAATGGCATGACGGATCATCATTGGCAACAGTTGCAGAATTACAGAGTTCAAATTTAACATTTGGACAAAACACATCACTATTATATTCATTAGGATCAAACTCATCTGTATCAGCATTCAGAAGAGTGTTTGACATAACAGGAAACTTCCAAGCATCTTGGACTGATAACACAATATTCAGACAATTAATTGACCAATTGGCTGCAACAAACACTGAAACTATACCAGAAGCAAGTAACATTGGTGTAGAATTACTATTTACAAACAACGGATCAGGTGCAGCAGAAAAATCAATAAAGATAAGTCTTAATGATGTAAGACCAGACTCCATAGGAATTGATGGAATAGTTCCAAACGAACCAGTATTTGAGACAATAAACTGGAGAGCAAAAACAGTACATATTACAGCAGTAAACGCAATAGCAGCAGCATTATAGTAACACTTTTATATAATTCATTTCTAAAAAATTAGAAGTGATATGATTGAAGATCCTGAACCGTGTGATAGAATATATAATAATCACACTAATAATAACAACTGCATATTATGCAATAACCATACCATTTGCTTTATTTGTGTGGGATTTTAATGAGTATCAGTTTTACTCATATGTTTGGCAAGGTCTTTTAATAGACTTGGTGGTGGCATATCCTATTGGTAAATGTATAATATTCATTCATCCAAAATTAAAACAATACCTAAGTTTATAGTAAGATTTATATACTGTTCTATTTATTCTAAAATATGGCAATTGTAAAATTTACAATAAAATTCAAGGGAATTGATGAAGAAATTGAGTTTGAAGATGACATGCCATTTGGAAAGTTTGAAGATATAATTAAAAAATGTTCTAATTTTAGGGAGGGAACTAACCCAGTACAAAACGTTCAAATATACAGAAAGGAAGTATTACTGAACACGTTGAAAAAGGCACCCTTCGAAATATCCGAGGCAGGAATTAATGGATTGGGCTATAAAGAAGCAACAGAGATAGCCGAAAAAGTTCTCGATGCATACCCTTTAGGGAGCTACTTAAGCCAAATGATGAAGCCCTTCGAGGAAACTCTGAAGAAGATACCTTAATCTATAAGATATATGTAACATGTGCTCAGCAGTTTGGATGGGATAAAGAGCAGGTCGATAGACAGCCATTTAAATATCTTAAAAACATACTATTAATGTTAAAAGAAGAACTAGATTCAACATATGGTAGAAAGCCTATAGGAACACCTATAGGAGAACAGGCATCTGGTGGGGCATTTGATGTTCCAAAGAAGCATAAGCCTACAAGATATGTACCAAGAAAACCTAGAAAAAACAGGAAAAATAGGAAATAATATAAGGGAATAGAGTATTAGATTAATATATGAGTGCCAAGCCTGAAGATCAATCAGAATCCGGTGGATTTGATGTAGGATTTAATGCCACATCATTAAAAGCATTAACTGAGCTTTCCAAGAAAATTGATAAACTAATTAAAATTTCAATTAATCCTCAGAAAACATCAGGTGGGCAGAATACATATGCAACAAATATGAAGAATATTGCAGGAGCCCAGAGAAGTTTTCTCGAAAGAATCTCTAAGAATACACATAATGCAAACAACCAGAGAAAGGATGTAATTAGGAAATTAAATGATATAAATAATAATCTTCTAAGATTAAGACCAAGTGGAGGACCGGGTGGAAAACCAGGTGGCATATTTGATCCTACTAAAGGTGTCTATAAACCATCATCGAATTGGCCAGGTGCATCAGGTTCTGGTGGAGGAGGTATTATGGCAGGTCTTGCAGGTGTATTTGAAAAAATGAAAGGCGTGTTTGGAAAAATAACAGGAACTATTACAAAGGCATTTAATAAGATACCAACCCCATTGAAAGGTATGTTAGGAATAGGTGGTGCATCAGTTATAGGTGCAGTTGTTGGGAAAATGATTAGTTCATCTCCCTTATTACAGGCCATGTTTAAAATATTAAATACATCATTGACTTTAATTATGAGACCTATAGGTGACTTCTTTGGTGCATTCTTTAGACCAATGTTTACATATTTCCTTAAAGAAATTGCAATACCATTCTTTCAACAAGGAAAGGGATGGATGAAACAGGGTGAAGTATGGGGAAAGGCTGCTTTAGGATTTTTCCTTGATCCAGGAAGATCAATGGTACATGCAATAACATTAGCTACTAAAGATTGGTCTATAATGGGTATGAAACTTAATTCTGCTTCTGCAATTTCTGCAGCAGAGAAATGGCAGAGTGATCCTGCTTCTGTTTTGAGAATGGAGTCTGCTCTACCAAAAATGGATTATAATGAATGGTTGGCAGAAGCTGCAGGAGTCACACCTGAACTGGCTGATCTAGCAGTATCACCAGATCCTTATATGGATATAGCAGACAAAGGAAGTGATCAAGCAGATGCTATTGAAGATGCAACAGATAAAATAGAAGATCAATATAATTCACAGTTACAGTTATGGTATGATTTCCAAATTGAACAAGATCATCATAACCAAGAAATTGAACAAGTGCTTGATGAACAAGTTGATATTTGGGGATGGTTTGCAGGTGGTATAGATCAAGTTGCTAAAGATGTTAATGATGGTTTAGCTGGTGCATGGGATGCACTAACAAGTTGGACTGTAGTACAAGAAGCATATGCAGAAGAAATGGATACTGCTAATGATCAGTTAGTTCATGATGTAAACAAATTAGATAAAGTTCTAGATAAAGGAACATTTGATATAGGTAAATCAATATGGGATGGATTGAATTGGATGGGTGATGCATTAACAAACGGTATACTTGGATTTGGTGAATCAATTGATTCAGGAATATCATGGCTTAGTGAATTAATACATGGAAGTGGAACTGAAATTAATAACACATTATCAGGATTAAACTATTCATTTGCAACAGCAGAAGAAGCAATATTAACAGCAGCAAACTTGGCAACAGGACAACTATTCAATCCAAACGCATCATCAAATCCCGGTGGTACATTCTCTGTAGGATCAGATGCTTCAGGTATGAATTATTCATATACATCAAAAGTAATGTCAGACCAAGCAGCACATGAAGCAGCATTAGCATCAACTGGTGGTAAACCATTAGGAGATGCAACAGGAAATAGGTTTGAATTCTCACCTGGAAAATTCGGTGACATATACAGAGAAGGTACAAAAATTAGTCCAACTTCACCAGAGGGGCAACAAATACAAGCACAGTACCAAAAACAATATGAAAACAAAATAGCAAACGAAGCACAAAGAAAACATTTTAATTCTGTACGTGATCTAAGTACAGCAGCAGAAGCACAGGCTTATGTAATGGCAGGTGGTGGTGAAGAAGGATTAAAGGCAGCAGCATATACAAAACAACATAATGTAGACTTACAAACTTGGGAAGGATTAAATCAATTAGGTATGGCAGGATTTGCAGAAGGTCATGAACATGTACAGATGGGAATGGCAGAAGTTGCAGTAGCAAATCAATTAGGATTACCATCAGGCTGGTCAGATGCAAAACAATCAGCAGGACAGGCAGCAGCAGCACAAGCACAAGCAACATTTGGTACAGCACATGGTTGGGGATCACCTCCTTCAGCATCATCAGTTGCATCAGGTAATACTGGAAGCACTTCTGGTAGACCTTCTGGTGGAAGGGGTGGAGGAAGTCCTGGAAGTGGTGGTGGCAGTGGAAGTAGTGGAGGTGGTGGATCACCATCAAAAGGATCATCAGGAAGTAGTGCAGGTGGAGGTAGTTCTGCCGGTGGCTCTAGTGGAAATAGAGGTGGTAGAGGTGGATCAGGTGGAGCTGGATCAGGAGGTTCTGGTGGATCAGGAAGTGGCTCTGGTAGTAAAGGATCTGGTGGTGGAAAAAATTCAACTAGTAGAAGTAGAAAAAGACAATTTGGTGGTATTATAGATGAACCAATTATAGGAATAGGTTTACACAGTGGTGATGACTGGTCATTAGGTGAGAGTGGACATGAAATGGTTACACCTATAAGTGAATACAGTGATGGTAGAAATATTAATGTTCTTAATATCAATGTAGGAAGTATAAGTAAAGAAGCAGACTATGCTAAATTAAAACCATTGGTACAAAGATGGATATTGGAAGCAAGTAGTAGAAGAGGAGTGATATAGATGGTATTTGAAATTAGATTAAGATTATTACAGAAAGACGGAACTGTTCTTGCAGAGTATAAGGCAGGGAACCTACAGAATTTTGATACTTCTATAACAATGCCAACATCAACATTTGGATTACCTGAAGATTATTTTGAAAAAGCTATACTTACAAAGGCAGAAGGAAACACTGCAAAGACGGTATTTTCTTGGGTTATAAAGGATGAGCAAACGACTCCGTGGGTTACTATGACTAACTGGTCAACAATATGGCCTAGTGGTGAAACAGCACCACATTCACAAAATTCAACAACCAGTATTTATTCATCAAGAAAAATTAAAGTAGATAATGGAAGTAGTATTGAGGGTGGTGCATCATATGTTGCACTTGATGCAAAATCAGCAAACGGTCAGGTTGTAGCATTAGGAGAATTATTTGAAAAGAGGGGATTTACTGGAGAGGATAAACATCAAATTATATTGAGAGATGCAACTAATAATTTCAGTATATATTCACAGAAAGGATTAATATCTAGAATATCATTCCAAAAATCTGGATCAGATCCAGTCACATGGAATGCTTCGGTAGAACTTACAATAGGAGAAGTTGTGGATGCAACTGAATAGATATGGGATTAGTAAAACTATTCATTAATAATGTTGTAAAACCTTTACACGAAGTTGAGTTAACAAAAGAAGGGGAACGTGCAATAGACCAGATAAGATTAAAGACACCAAAATCTGTTGATCCTACAGTAAATCAGGAATTAAAATATCTTCAGGATATGGCAGATCTAAGTTCTCTTGTTTCTATTTATAACTTTCAGGGAAATGTAGAAGATGAAAGTGGTAACAATCTTAACGGTACAGCATCTAATATAACATATGGTACAGATTCATGGGGTGGAAAGTCTGCAACATTTAACGGATCTAATGGAAATGTAACAGTTGCAAATAATTCAAAGTTTGATTTTGAAACACAGTTTGATGTTTT